TGACTTTGGTTATGATGGTAAGTTTAACAAATATGTAGAAGACATTAGAGATGAAGCGAAGATTGTTATTGATAAAGTTAGACAGCCTTATGAAATATTATCAAAAGGAATGTCTAAAGGTTCTTACTATTTTCAGTCAAAAAATGTGACAGATGGAAAGAGCGGAAGTCTAATATCACGAGAAGCAGATGGAAAGAATACTTTTTTGCACGAATACGGACATCATATTGACTATAATATCTCAAAAAATTCAGGGAAAGGAATATCATATCAAAGGTCTTTGGATAAAGATTTTGTAGATGCTAGAACCCTTGATATAAAATATTTAAAAGAAAAGTTTAGCGGTCAGGATATATTTGTAGAATTAAAAAATAAATGGAAAGGAAAAGCTGAGTTTTTTGGTGCAAGTGACATTTTTGACAGTTTATCGCTTGGTAGGTTCTACGACTCTCACGGAATGTCTGGACACGGGTCAAGATATTACAATGTGCAAAGTGGACCTAAAGTAGAACTTAATAAATCAAGGCAACAGACAGAGGTATTTGCACAATTATTTGAGGGATATGCAACTGGAGGAAAAGTTTGGGATAATATACTAGAACACTATCCAAATCAAGCTAAAGTATTTGAAAAAACAATAAAGGATCTAATAAGTGAATGATTTTATAAAAGATAAAAGCAATGCTCCACTTTTTTATCAAAAAGAATATGATAAGCACAAAGAAATATTCGGAGTTGAGCCAAACATTATCGGAATGTTTTGGTTTGATAATGAAATATTAATTGATAACATAATAAAAGCAATAGAAACAAATAAGCCTTATGATGAGTATGAATTATTAAGTGATGACGAAAAAAAAGCTTTTGATAATGGAGATTTATTGTTTTAGACTAAAAACACATTGGTATAATTTACTCACATTAATTTGGATAGGGGCTTTTTATATCTTTTAAAAATATGTTATAATTTTTCTAAGCGTGGATACGCCAAAGGAGAAAAAATATGTTTGAAGAATTAAAAAACTTACTGGATGGTAAGGAAGACGGATTAAAGTTGCTTAGTGATATTGAAGCTAATCAAAACGCACTAACTAGCAAATTGAATTCACTTGAAGTAGATAGCAGAAAAGCTTTCAGTACAAGAGATGAGTTAAAAATGAAGTTGAATTTAGTTAAGTCTAGATTAGGCATTGATGATATTGATGACGAAGTATTAACTAAGGCATTAAAAGGTAAAACTGATGATGCAGAACTAAATAATCTTAAATCACTACTTGAAAAAACAAGCAGAGAGAAAGAGGAAATCGAAGCTGGATATAAATCTAAACTTTCTAATTTTGCTTTAAAAACTGAATTACAAAAGACGGGATTATCGCAAAAAGCTTTAAATCAAGATGTTTATGAAATTCTTGAAAATATAGCTCTAAAAGGTGCATTTTATGATGATAGCGGAGCTGTTATATATAAAAACGAAGATGGAAGTACAACTTACATCAATGGCAAACCAATGACATTGTCTGACAAAGTAGCAACACTTGAACAGAATGAAGCATATAAGCCTTTGTTTAGAGCAGTTGGAATTGGTGGGACAAATGCAAATCCAAGCACAAAAGCTGGATCTGTTAGTGGTGGTGGNATTAATTTAGATAGTGATAAAAACACTAGAATTGATGCAATCAGAAACAAATACAAANTATAAAAAGGATTTAAAATGGCATTATCAAATATGGCAATTTTCAATAAATATGTTCCAGAAGTAGCGGTTGAGTTATTATCTCAAATGGTAGAGAAATTCAATAGTGCTTCAGGCGGAAGTATTCTATTAACTTCAAAGGGTTTTGAGGGTGATTTCTTTGAAAGAAGTTTCTTTGCAAGTTTAGAAAGTGCTCAAAGAAGAGTAGATAGATATGCACTTAATGGAACTCCAGCTTCAACTGACTTAGCTCAAACAAGAGAAGCAAGTGTTAAAGTTGCTGGTGGTTTCGGACCAATATTATTTGAACCAGCTGATATGTCTTGGATGCTGAAAAATGAAGCTGAAGCTCTTGAAGCAATCGCTAAAAACTTAGCAATGGCTATAATGAAAGACCAATTAAATGCTGGTATTGCTTCTGCTGTAGGTGCAATTGCTAATCAATCAGCTGCTAAAAATGATGTTTCTGCATCTGCTGGATTAACTTATGGTGCTTTAAATGATACTGATGCTTTATTCGGTGACTCTTCAATGAACCTTGTTGCTAGAATTATGAATGGTACTGCGTACCATAAACTAATCGGTCTTAACTTAACTAATGCTCAAACATTATTTAGATCTGATACTGTAACAGTCGTTGATATTCTTGGTAAACCAGTAATCGTTACTGATGCACCTGCTCTTTATGCAGCTGGAACTCCAAATCTTCTTAAAGTTTTAACATTAAGTGCTGGTGGAATTATAATCTCTGATGGTTCAGATGTAGTTACTAACGCTACAACTTCAAATGGTAAAGACAGAATTGAAACAACTTTCCAAGCTGATTATTCATTCGGAATTGGTCTTAAAGGTTATACTTGGGATACTACAAACGGTGGAAAATCACCAACTGATGTTGAACTTGCTACTGGTACTAACTGGGACAAAATTGCTACAAGCATTAAAAATACTGCTGGTGTTATCACTATCGGTAACGCTGCTCTGTAAGTTTATAAAGTTCTCTTCGGAGGACTTTATTAAGTTTATAATAAAGGATAAATATGAAAATTTGGTATGTAAAATTTCCAACTTATATGTATGTTGAAAATGTTAAAGAAGTTGCAAAAGCTAATGGATTGAAAATCATTGATGCTAAGTTTCAAGAAGATAATAAACAATGCGAAAACGCTCCAAAACTTACTGTAATAGGTGAAGTTGTAGTTCCAAAAATAGAAATTAAAAAGACGACAGTTAGAAAGACTAAATAATGGCATCAATCTTAACTCAAAATGCTTTTAGATCTATTTATGACTATATGTTTAGAGTTGGGGCTTTGATTGGTACAACTACAAGACCAGCAGTCGTACTTGAAGAGATAAATGACGCTGTTCATAGTGGAATTGCTTTCCAAGTTGATGGTAGAAATTCTTTGACAAATGGAAGCAGTTTTAATTTTATGGCAAAAGTTGGAGCTTTACCACTTCACTTTATAGATTTTACTTTAGAAACTACGGATGGCGAAGTTATACTTGAGTTGTATGAAAATCCAACCATAACATCAAATGGTACTGCTGTTACTTCAAATAATAAAAATAGGTCATCAACTAATACATCATTAACTGCTTGTTATAGTGGTACGACAGTATCATCAAGTGGAACATTAATTGCTAGACATCATATTTTAGGAACTGGTCACGGTGCTTTTAGTGCTGGTGGGAGTGGTGGCTTTGGCGGTGAATGGTTATTAAAGCCAGACGAAGATTATTTGTTTAAAATAACTAATAGTTCAGGCTCTACAATACAATACTCAGTGAATTTTTACTACTTTGAAAAATAGTATAATACAAACAAAAAAGGTTTTAAAATGGCTTTGATTATTTATCCATTAAGCGGATTTGATAGTTTTGTAACACTTGAAGATACTACAAGCAACTTAACTAATAATGTAATAGATATAACAGCTTGGACAGCTTTAACTGAAACAGTGAAAGAAATCTATCTAAGACAGGCGACTTTACTGATTAAGTCAAGAATCGACTTAGATTTGGTTGTGAGTGTTGATAATTTAGAATTAGCGACTTCATTGTTAGCAAATTATGCTGTTGGTGTTGATATTACTGATGATACAAATGACGGAAACATCAAAATAAACGAGATAACTGGTGTTATTCGTAAAGAATACTTTACAAAAGGTAAAGCTTCTAATGCTATGCCAACAAATGTGGTATCTCTATTGAGTGAGTACGGCTTTGTTGGTTCAGGTAGTATAAAAATATTAAGAGCTTAATATGAGTGATGCTTTAAACGCAATCAGAGATATTGAGAAAGCTATTGTAGATTATGGAAGCGATATTACTTTAAATAAAATAGTAGCTGGAACTTATAATCCACAAACTGGTACAACTTCAGGAACTACGACAAGCTATTCAATGAAAGCCATTGTAAAAAGAAATGCAACGGCTAGTTTGGAAAGAAGTATTACTAATAATGTTACAGTGAATACTTATGAATTAAGCATATTGTTATACCACACAGAAGAGCCAAAAAAAGACTGGAAAGTGATATATGAAGGAAATACTTACACGATACTTTATGTAAGTTCTGTAGTGCTTCAAAACTCTAATTTAATCTATGAATTGCTTATCAAGAAATAACAATGAGCCTATCATCTGAATTTCATAGCTTAATCAATGATGCTTATATTGCAAAAGCAACTATGGTTAAAAGCTTAGAAAATGAATTGATACAAAAGACGCCAGTTGATAGTGGACAACTTAAAAGTGCTTGGACTACACAAAGAACATCGGATGGTTGGATATTGACTAATAATATGGAATATGCTGATTTTATTTTCAGAGGTAGAAGACGACTTGGCAATAGAACAGTTGGGTCATTACAACTTCCAGATGGCGTATTTCCAATATTACAACAACACAATAATGAGCTAGAAACTCGATTAAAGGATTTAAAAAGATGAGCAGCTTTATAATAAAATCAACTCTTGAGGAGTATTTAGTAGCAAACTGGACAGAAACTCCGATTAAGTTCGAGGGTATGCCAATTGATTATAGTAGCGATGTAAGTTTTATCGTTCCTAAATATGTTGGAGTAGCAAATAGTGGCTTTTATGGTAGTGGAAATCAAACAAATGGTCAATTACAAATCTTTTGCTATGCTCAAAATCCAGTTCTTGCATATAAGCTTTCAGATAGTGTTTGTAGCTTTTTTAAGTGCTTAGACCTATCAAATGATGTTCATACTTTAATCCCACAACAACAAGGCAGTGCGATTAATTTAGATGATGGGTTCTTTGAAGCATTCGTAACTATTGAAGCAAATTGCTACTCTTAGAAAATGATATAATTACTTAAATTTAACAAAAGGAAATTGAAATGGCTAGAATTAATACGAAAAAAAGTGCAATATTTATCAAAAGTGGTGCAGTTTTACCTGTTGGAGCTGATGGCTTCCTAGAAGTAACTGAAGAGTTGAGTGTAAATCCAACTGTAAAAGTTGAAGAGTTTAAAAGAGTTAATGGACTACTTGGTTCAAATGATAGTTATGCTGACACTTGTGATACAACTGTATCTTTAAGTTTAACGCATAATATGAGAACATCAAACAAAGCTGGTGATGCTTTAGATACTGTTCCAGAATATGGTGAACTCTTAAAACTTGGTGGATTTACTGAAACTGTTGGTGCTGATACTGTAGTTTATACAAACTCACAAACTCCAGCTAAAGGTTCAGTATGTGTTTATATTGATGGAAACAAACATAGTTCAACTGATGGAGCTGTTGCAGATGTAAAGATGGATTTTACTGTTGGGATGCCATCTAAAATTACAGCTACTCTTTCGGCTTTCTTAGATAATGAAGGCGTTGCTACAAGTGCTGCAAATCCAACAGTTACACTTTCAAGCGAAGACTTAATGATTGTAGGATGTACTGACATCATCTCAACTGATGCAAGTGAAATTAAAGCTGATAAAGTAGGAATTGAAATTAATCCACAAGTTGATAAATTCTACGGAATGGGACTTAAAGAATATGCAATTAGTGACTATAACATCAAAATAACTGCTGACTTCTATCCAGAAAATACAGACTATAATGATGCAATAACTAAAATCAATGCTGGAACTGTTGAAGCTCTTTTAATTAAGCTTAACACTGGAGCTGCTGGAGCTTTAGTTGATGGTAGGTCTGTATTAATAACTGCAACACTTGGAAAAATGACAAGTTTCACAGACTCTAACGACAAATCAAACTTAAAAAGAAGCATAACTTGGATGTTACAAGGTGATAGTGCTGGTGAATGTATTTCAATCACACACGGTAATCATTCTTAATTAACAATAGAGGGCAGGAATATCTCCTACCTGTCCTCGACCTTTTAGGAGATAAACTAACTAACATTTAATGGAGATTAAAATGAAATTATCATTCGCTGACAAATTTACAATAGAAACAGAAATAAATAACGAAGATGTAATTCTTACTGGCAAGTTTAAAAGACTTGATAAAAAGCAAGAACTTGAAATAAAAAAGAAATTTAAAAAAGACTTAGATCTAATTGAAGAGCTTACATTATTAGCAAGAAAGGCTAATAAATTAGAGCTTAGACTACAAATTAATCCTGACGACTCAAGCATAAAAGAAGAGTCTTTATTGTTATTTGATAAAGTAAATGAATTACAAGATTTAATTACAAAATCAAACGCAAAAGAGGCAATGGCAAAATATAGATTTGATATCTCAATCGAAAGTGATGATATGGCTAATCTTATCGCTATTGGCGAAACTTATGGATATTCTGAATTAATTAACGCAATAAGTGAAGATGTTGAAGCGGGAAAGCAAAAAAATACAAAAGTATAATTACTTGGGCTGGTCAATATGCAAATGGCACTGACTACACTTCGTTTGAAGCAGAAGATTTACAAAGTATTCTAACAAACCCAAATTCAAGAGTTATTGCTTTTGATAAAGATGATTATGAAGCACAGCTTTTAATGTATGTATTTAAGCAATTACAATACGAATACAGTGGAATGAACGGAAAGCTAACTGGCTTTAAATATGACCACTTAAAAGACTTGTTGAAATGGAATAACCTCCCCCCGAAGCACTACACACAACTTATAACAACGATGTTTTATTCTTTTTTGAAGCACTTGAAGTCTGATTAACTTTGGGTGCTTTTTAAATTTGATATAATGCAAAATATAAAAATTAAAGGCTTAAAATGGCAAAATTTGAGATAAACATCGATGTCAATGGCGAAGCGAAAATCGCATCACTACAAAATAATATAGATAAACTAGACAAATCAAACAAACAAGCTAAAAGTTCAAGTGGCGAATTATCTTCATCTTTAAAATCAATAGGTATCGCAGCTGGTTCTTATTTTGCTGTTGATAAATTAGCTTCTGCATTAGTAGGTCTTGGTGCTTCAACTATTCAAACAGCAAGTGAATTTGAGAAGTTTGGATTAATACTTGAAACACTTTATGGAAGTTCTGAAAAAGCTCAACAATCTTTAGGTTGGATAAAAGAGTTCTCACAAAAAACACCTTATACTCTAAAAGAAACCACTGATGCCTTTGTAAAATTAAAATCATACGGTATTGAGGGAACTAATGGAACTCTTAAGACTTTAGGCGATACTGCTGCTGCAATGGGTAAACCNTTAATTCAAGGTGTTGAAGCTATGGCTGACGCATTAACTGGAGAGAATGAAAGACTTAAAGAATTTGGTATTAAGGGGTCTATTCAAGGTCAAAAAATCGGNTACGCTTGGACTGATGCAAGTGGGAAAAGTAAACACATTATTGTAGAAAATAACAAAGAAGTAATAAGAAGCACTTTGGAAGCAATCTTCAATAGTAAATATGAGGGAGCTATGGAAAAGCTCTCTGGTTCATTCGGTGGTCTTGTTTCAAATATGACAGACTCATTTGATAGTTTAAAATTAAAACTTGCTGATAGTGGTGCATTTGATGGCTTAAAAGAAGCAATAAGATTGACAACTGTTGAGATTAATAGTTTAGCTGGTAGTCAAGAAGCAATGAATGGTTTTGGAGTGGCTTTTACAACTGTCATAAGTGGCATAGTTAAAACTTTAGGCTTCTTTGGTAAAGCAACAATCCAAGTTATTGAATGGTCTGAATTCTTATCTACCGCATATACTGTTTCTATTAATTGGATACAAACAAAAATAAATAACTTAGTTATTGCATTTGTTGAAACATTTAAGACTATAAGTGAATTCGCTCAAAAAATGGGCATTGACCAAACGAAACAATTAGCTGATCAAAATAATACTTTAAAAATGCTACGAGAGGCTAATAAATCTTTTGCAGATGATAGTAATAAAAAACTTGTAAGCTATAACAAAGAGTTTAAAGCATTAGAAGAGGCACAGGGTGCAATAGACAAGATTACAAAATCATTTGAAAAAGCTGGTGAGGCAAGAAAAAAAGCATTAGGTGAGCCTATTATTAAAAAAGATGTAGTTGGTGCATTACCTGGCGATTTAACTTCTGGTGCTGGTAAAGTTAAACTAACAGAGCAACTAACAGAACAACAAAAGCTAGAAAAAAAAGCAATTGATGAGAAAATAAGGTTAGAAAATGAAGCTGTATTAGCTGGATTGGATGGGTATGCAAGACAATTTAAAGCATTAGAACAATGGAAAACAGCCGAGCTAAAAGAATATGCTTCAGTAGCTGAAATGGAAGCCGTTATTGATAAAACTTATTTAGCTAAAAAATCAGAAATAGAGAGAAAACAAAGCGATGAACAGACACAAGATGAGGAGAAACGGCAAGCGAAAATATTTGAAGCTAAAAAGAAAAATGCCGAATTAATAGCTGGATTATTTTCTAGTGATTTAACTGAAACACAATCGTTAGATGCTAAATATACTAATCTTATTCAACAAATGGCTGAAACTGGTCAAGCAACAAACGAACAATACGAAGCAATTAATAAAAAATACTTAACAGATCTTGAAAAAATAGAGCAAGATAAACTTAATAAAACAATTGAGGAAATTAGAGCTTGGGGAGGCATTGCACAAGAGTTTTTAACAACAGCGTTCAATAATGTATATGATGAAATAAAAGACTCTTATGCGCCACTTATTGAGTCTAATCAATACTTAGCAAGAAGTTTAGACCTTCAGGCTAATATGTATAAAACATTCGGTCAAAGTGGAACTGGTGCTGTTGTAGGTTATCAATCGCAATTAGCAACTATTCAAGCACAAAAACTTATATTAAGTGAACAGTATGACTTAATGGCTAAAAGTATGCAATTCAAAAAAGTGCTTCAACCATTATTCGAAGTTGCTGGTCTTGGATTTGCTGCAGCTGGTGCTTTTTCTTTCACTCCAGCAATGTCTATACTAACAGGAATAGAGTTTGCTTTAGGTGGTCAAAAATTAGCTGAAACTATGACTGGCTTTACAGATTATCAAAAGCAATACATATCAGCAGTTGAAACATTTAAAGAGCAGATGAGAAGCTTAGCTGATACTCTTGTTAGTATTGCTGGAAGTATTTATGACGCTATTCCATCATTTAGAGATCTATATGACACTATAAGTGGAACTAATACTTATCAAATCAAAGCTCAAATAGAAGCATTAAATTATGTTAAGCAATATACAAATTTAGATAAAAATTCTTTAACAACTTTTGTGAATGATGTTTTAATGGCTCAAAGTGCATTTGTAACTGGTGCTGTTGATATAGCTGGAAGTGCTAATGAGGGTCTTATCCAAAGTGTTGATATTTTTAGTAAATATGGTTTGGCAATAGATAGTTTGAATGAGAAATTTGCAAATAGCTTAGATGTTGTAGCAAATCTTATATCAGCAAATGAAGCTGGAAATAAATCAATATTAGATTTTGCAAGAACTATTAGAAGTGAACTTGGAGCATCAACTGATAAACAAGGTGCTAGAAAAATAGCAACTTATGATTTTTATAAAGCATTGTCTGAATATAAAAAAGGAAATGTGGACGCAAGTACATTATTACAATATGCGGGAACTTTAAAAGGAACATTATCTTCTAGTAGTGAATTAAAAGCATTAGCTTTAACACTTGAAAATATAGCACAACCACAAAGTACAGAAGACTTATTAACTAAGCTAAATAATCAAATAGCTAACATTATGACTGTTGGAATGCCAGTTGTAAATATTGCACCAGCTCAAAGCGTTGAAGCTCAAACACTAAGTGCTATTAATGATACAAAATCTTTAATACAACAAATATTAGACTTCTTAAGTAATCCACTCGGAAATATTGGAGATGTTATCCAAAAAATTATTGATGCAATTATTGAAGCGGCTGGAAGGATAGTCAAAGCTGTAGTTCAGGCTGTGATTGATATTGCAGAAGGGATTTGGAATCTTGGTGTTGATATTGTAAAAGGATTTGCCAACTTACTTGTGGATCTTGGAAAAACAATTGTACAGGGTTTTATAGATGCAATTAAGGGAATAGGAGGTGGAATAGTAGAAGGAGCCGGTGATTTTTTCAGTGGCATTGGGGATGTTTTTGGTTGGGCTAAAGGTGGATACACTGGCTATAACAATGGAATGATTGACTCAACTGGTCAAAGAGTTGCTGGAATAGTTCACGAGGGCGAATGGGTAGCACCAGCTTGGATGGTACAAAGTAATAGTGCTTTATTTAATGCTTTGGAAAATTCAAGACTAAATAATTCAACTCCACAAATGGGATCTGCTGTTCTTGTATCTGTAAATAATCAAGAAGTAGTACAAGCGATTAATATAAACACTAATTATGTTCAATCAATGAATAATAGAATCTTATCCCTTGAAGCAATGTTCAGACAAGTAACAACAGGCGGGAACGCAATGATGATAGAGATGATATAAAGGAACAATATGAAAATAGCAAAAAATGAAATAACTAATTATCTAGCAATTAATGTAACAGAAGACGAAATAGCTTGGGATGCTTTATCTCTATATAACTATGGTGACGAAGCAAGAGATGGACATTATATCTACACATACGCTGGAGTTGATGGAACTAATACTACAAGTAGTCCATCAGTTGATGCTTTAGCTTGGGTAGAAACAAGACCTACAAACTATTATTCTATGTTAGATGGAAAAACATCTTCACAAACAACAAGAACATCGCCACTTATTTTTGATGTAACAATGGGCAGTTATGATACAGCAACACTTCTAAACATTGAAGCTGAAACTGCTTTATTCGAAGTTATATTAATTGCAACAGATGAAGTCATATATAGTCAATCATTTGATGTAGGTGACGAGTCTGAAATTATAGATTTTTATTCATATTGTTTTTCTGATTTTGTATTTACTGATTATATTTACAACCAAAGCATTCCACTATATGGTGCATCAGCTAAGCTTAGAATAACACTAACAAACACAACTGATGTTAAAGTTGGTAGATTAGTAGTCGGAAGATCTTTTTATGTTGGAGAAGTTGCTTACGGTGTAAATCTTGGGCTTGAAAGTTATTCTGTTAAAACTACTGATGAGTTTGGTAATGATACGCTTATACAAAGAGGAGCAGTTGAGCTTAATAGTTATGATATTAGATGTACAACAAATAGACTTCCAACATTAAAAAGAAAAGCTATTGAACTTGATGCTGTGCCAGTTCTATTTATTGCTGACGAGAGTGATACTTCAAATTTAGAAAATCTTTTGGCTTATGGATATTGGCAAAACTTTGCTTTAGTAGCAACAAATCCAACCTATTCAAGCATTTCTTTGACTGTAAAAGGAGTGTTGTAGTTTTTGGTATAATTAACCAAATAAACTAAAGGATTAATATGCCAGTAATAACGACAACAATTACGCCGTTTACACATACACCATCTCGAGAAAATCCATTAACTTTCTCATCTGATATGGATAGCAGGTTAGGTGAAGAGAATAGCCGTATTACGGAAATGAACTCACAATCATCAGAAATGAATGATGCTGTTGAAATTATAAATGATAATATTGTAGCTATTGACAATGTTTCTGATAATATAACAGCAGTTAATACTGTTGCAAGTAATATTTCAGATGTTTACGTAGTTGCAGTAAATATAACTGATATTCAAAATGCAGAAGAGAATGCAGATATTGCTGTTGCTGCTAGAGATGCAGCAGTTGCTACGGCTAATGTTACACAATGGGTAAGCGGAACATCTTACTCATTAGGTCAAAATACTTTCAGTCCAATAGATTTTCAAACTTATAGAGCTAATACTGCTACAAGTGGAACTACTGATCCAAGTTTAAGTTCTGACTGGACAGCTGTTGGAATAACTCCAGCTGCTCAACAAACAGCATTGAATTTAAAAGCTAATTTAGTTGATATTGAACTTGGCATAGCCCTCTTATAAGTCCAAAAAGTAAGATTAAAATTTAAAATATAAGGAATAATAAATGAGTACAGCTCAAGACAAGATGATAAACTACATTTTAAATGTGGCTTCAAATGAAACTGACTTACAAAAGTTAGCTTATGGTGCTAAGGGAATAGAAACTTTAGCTAATACAGAAAGTGTAGCTGGTGGAGAAGCTTATGGAATAAGCTGGGATGAATCAGCTGATACATATACAAGAACAGGTAGTGATGCTTACACTACAATACAATCAAAGATGAGAAGATGTTTGTTAAGCTCTAGTGGTGTTGTTAGTACTTATTTGAATGCATTAAATTCAAACTATACAGAAGCAGGAATTATCGCTGATTTAACAGGTGGTAGCGGGAACGTAATGGTTGAAATACCTAAATTCTATTACAGATATAACTATGTAGGTACTACTCACAATTGGTCAATATCACTAACTCCTCTCGATGGATATGCAGTACATCCAGCATTCAGTAAAGGTGGTGTAGAAGTAGAGCATAGATACATTGGAGCTTATAATGCTTCTACTGATGGTTCAGTGCTTAAATCAGTATCTGGGGAATATTGTGATTGTAGTATGACAAGAGCTACTATGAGGCTTAGAGCTAGAGCTATTGGAACTGGTTGGGGT